AACAATATCTTATATCTTTCTTCGTTGTTTACTAAAGAATGATTCCCTGAATACATTAAAAGAAAGTTAGTTACTATATCAGCTAAACTAACATATTGATACGAACCCCAATTTAAATCTTCAGGTACATTCCCATTATTCTCATAATATTCATACTGTGATATATATGCCATGTTTTATATATTATGGTATTTGTGCATTGTTCTCCATCTCTTCTTGCTTTCCAAATTGAGCAACTAATGTTTCTCTAATTGATATACCACAATACTGAAGTATTTTGACAACTAATGAAGTTTCATTTTGCATTCCTATTTCAAAGTCTTGGTAATCAAGTTGTGATTGGTCGAACACAGGCTCACCATTTGCTAAAGAAATATAAGTCCATTTAGGTGGTTTAGGATACCTAAAGTAAGTTGCTTCAACTTGCAATGGTAAGTTTATAATACTTGATGGATAAAAAGTTATTGAGTCACCTGTTTGAGTATATGCGGGATAGTTAACAGATGGCGATGTGATAGGTGACATATTTAATAATGTTATCTTTCCTGCTGTAACTTTTTCTGCTTCATTTTGAACTGAAGTATCAACGATTCTATAAGACTCAGGCACTAATGTAAATATATTTGCAGAAAGACCTAATACTGTAGCACTTACAGATGTTACTGTAGCTGTTAACATTGGGGCGGCAACTGAAGTATTAGTTACAATATCTCCAACTGAAACTCCTGCTAAAGAAAAATTAGCTGATGAATCTATTAATTGTGATAGTACAACAGATGTGTTTACACCACTTGCAAGTATCTTAGAGTAGCACAATACTTTATTTATTAAATACTCTTCATCTCCTGTGGTTCCTAAAGATGGGAGGTAATATGTATTTGATAAAGTAGTAGTTACCGATGTGTTTGTTAATGAATTTGTTACTATAAACTCCTCCATTTGTTCAGCAAAAGATTTTCCAAAATCGGCATAATCTGTTCCTGACCCCCTAGCATTTTCCTTGTTTATAATTGTATTGTAATCAGAAAAATATTTCATAAATAATTCTAATTGTGCTTGTTGGGCATACAAATTAAAATCAGATGGAGAAATATATCCGTAGTTATTTTTATTTAAAATAGCAATTACAGTATTCCTTACAGAGTTTATCATACTACAAAGATAATAAAAAAAAAGGCACTCTATTAAAGTGCCTCTTTGTTTTAAAATTAATTGCTATTAAGCACCTTTAATAGAGTCGATAGCAATAGGCAATGTCGGAACTACATAAACAACATTAGTCCAAGACGTTTGTAACGCAAGGGTTATTGCATCTTGAATAGCGTTACGCATATTAGATGCTACCTGACCTGTAAGTGTTGTTAATGTAACTGTCTTACCGCCTTGATACATAATTGTAGTTGCTGTTGATGTAGCACTTGGGGTCGCTGCTGTTCCCGCAAAAACTGATACTATATTTGTAGCAGATACTAATTGATTTCCCGATGTTGCAGGGATACTTAAAAATTTTTCCATTGTTTAAAAAGTTTAAATGGTTAATAAAGTACAAATATACTGATTATTTTAGACTTATTTCTAAGAACTTTAAAACCTCAATACCTTCATCTGACTTCAAAAATAAAGCAACTGTTTCATATGGGTCTTCACCAAATGGTATTCCCATCATTTTCTTCTTATTGCTCTTTGTATTGTACCATACCTCTCTTTCTCCATTTCTAAACTGTAATAAATTATGAGAGAAAAATAATTGTACGTTTGATTGTAATTTAAGCAAAGGGTCATTAAGTATTTCTAAAAATGACCTAGGTTCTTTTTTAGCATATATTAATACATCTCTACGCAACTCTGCAGTTGATACGGTTGTAACATCTTTTTGAAACATTACTCTACTTACTACTTCAAGTTGCTCAATGCTTAATTGTCTTGCTTCAATTAATGCGTCTACTTCAAAGTTTAAATCTTCAACTTCTTTTGCAGCATCAATTGTTTTGTCTACTTCTACAAAAACAGTTCCATTCATAGGATGATAATGTAAGAATTGTTGTAGAACAGGATTTGTTCTTGGAACATTTAAAAATCCATTATCAAAAATAACAGGCTCAAGAATAAAATTTCCGTCTTGTTCATCTTCAAATGGTGACTTTTGATTCCTTGCATAACGAAGCGCTCTGTTTGTGTTATTTTCTTCATCAAAGTAAAGAAGTTGAAATCTAGATGTGTTTCTAGATGGCAATGTAAAAGATATTGGCGTTCCATTGCTTTTTAATTTGTAGATCTTATCTACTGATGTTGTGTTTTTTTTCATTTTATTTAATTTAAGTTGTTACTAAAAAATAGAGAGGGACACTGATGTCCCTCTCTTGATTTAATCATTTGTTATTATGCTCCGTAACGGAATAATACAAAGTTATTCGCACCTAAAGTACAAACAGCACGCTCAGATAAGAAGTTAACTTCCATTTTATCTATGTCACTATTTTGAGCACCTCCGGCTGAACCTGTAATCCAAGTCTTATACTTTCTATCTTCTGCTTCAGAAGCACGATATCTAACGTGTAAGAAAGGTCGCTTTGCATTTTTACCCATTATTTGGTCATATACATTTGTAGACCCTGCAGGAACTAAAAGTCCTGTAATAGCTTTAGAAGCTGCAGAAGTAGACATTCCTCCACGCATTGTTGGGTCATTTAAGTATTTCCAATCAGTCTTGTAGAAATCATAACCTCTTCGGAATCCTGTAAAGCCTAAATTTAAAGCCATGTCTTTGTCATTGTCAAATAGACCATAAGAAGTACCACCTGCTCCATAAGAGTTTTGTGCTGCTAACATATCGTCAATGTCAAATCCAAAGTCACGATTAACAAATAGTACATTTTCTTCAATAGCACCTTGCTTATCTAAACGAGAGATAACAGTGTCCCAATCAGAAAGGGTTGTTGGATTACCACCGCCCCATACATTTCCACGGCTATTTACTACATAGAAAACACCATCTGAACCTGCTCCTGTAGGAGTACCTGTGCTAAGGTGTGTTAATGCACCTGAACCTGCTGCTGCAGGAACTGCTTCAATCATTGCTGTTTCAAGATAGTCTTCAAAACGTAAACGAGTTTCATGCTCTGACTTCAAGTACCAAAGGTATCCTGTAGCACCATTCTCAGTAGTTACTTCTATCCAACCAATTTGAGCCATGTCTGAACCATTTACTTCATACTTATCTTTGATGATAATAGGCTTGTTAGTAAAGATTTCATCTTCAGCTTCCAAAGAACCTACCATTCCTGCAGTTCCTTTTTTAAATTCAGAACCGTAAACAAATACAGTACAAGTCATTCCGTTAATAATAGAAGGAGTAGCCTCATAGAAAGCTATTTTAACAACTAAATTTGTAACACTTACAACAACTGCTTTGTTACTTAATCCTGTTGCATTGTCTTGAATTAATAAAGTTTGGTTAGCTCGAATAGCTGCAGTAGCACCTACATTTGGGTCATTGACAGTAAAATCTATTGTTGTTAAACCTGAAGCTGCTGATGTAACACAGCTTGTATACTTAGTATGTAAACGACCTTGTTCAGCCCATATTATTTTGTCTGAATTTGATGGTAACTCCGCTCCTACTAAACGTAAGAATGAAGATACTGTACGATTACCATAACGCTCAAATTCTTTCTCATAAGTATCAGGAAGATACTGATTTAAAAAGCTAAAGCTTGTTACATAGTTTGATGATACGGCAACTTGCTCTGCACTTGGCTGCAAGTTAAAACCGGGGGTTGATAATATTGCCATTTTTTTTTGTTTTAGTTTTTATATTCTTTTTATACTTCTAATTTTTAGTCCGTTTCCGGATTCAGGGCTTAGAGACTTGACCTGTACGCCTTCGGCTCTTGAACCTGCTTCAGATACTTTACGCTCAGACATGTTTATGTTTTTTATCTTACGCGTAACATCATCCGTTGCATCAGCTTGTCCTTGTTCATAAAAGAACTTAGCAAACTTTTCAGGGTTCATTGCCATAGCTAACGATTTATGATATCCCTCTGCGTCTTTC